ACACAAATTTGTGTCGTATTTAAATTGATCCAGATTTGTGTCAGATAGTCTATTATAGACTATCTGCACACTTCATGACACTTCGTGTGCATTCAGTTAAATAATAACACCTAAAACATCTCTTTCCGTTATTAGCAGATGTTCATCATCTTCTTTGTCGAATTGTACAGGTCCAAACTGATTTATGAGAAGTATATCTCCAATTTCTACTTCAAGATCAACTTGATTTCCTTTAGATATCAATACAGCCTTAAACGGTCCTGTAATGGATGTTTGTACAATAATCAAAGATGGTTTTTCTTCTTTGATTTTTTTGATCAACATGTTTTTTGCTAAGGGTCTAATCATTTTCTTTTTCCTTTTCCTTTAATTCGAACCAATATCTTTTAACCATGAATTCATCTATTTCAATCCTCGAATTCATTGTCTTGACCAAACCACATGGATTTACAAAAATGAATGAATTCTCTATATGACTCCCTAGTCATGTCTACAATAGTAAATATAAAAATGAACGGAATCATGAATGGTAAACTTATGATAAAAATTGTCCTTCGAACATGTTTATTTCTTATTTTCATTTGTTTATATATTCCTTTTTATCATTTACAGAAACATGATTAATTAATTGTTTAATTTTTATCTTAATGATCTCATAATACTCCCGAATAGGTTCAATACAGTTCATATAAAACCCTCCATTATCACCACAACAATCTTTACAGACACAATTGAGAATTTCTATCATTATCAAAGTCGGAAAAAAAACAGGATTTATCTGAATCAATTTACCAGCCATTTCAGAAGCCATCCCCGCAACAATATTACAATGCCAGTAGCAACCTTCAAGTTTTTTCTTTTTTTCGTTTTCAGCTTCCATTTCTTCTGTATTACAAGGGCCGCAAGGACATCGATATCCTTCTTTATTATTACGTTCAATAATAATCAAATCGTCTAGTTGTGTGATTTTAGACACATCTTCACAAAGTCCTGATGCAACGAACAGTCCATACAATATTTCTTGATCATTCTTTTCCATTGTTTCACAATGACGAATCACAATAAACTTTTCTGTGTATTCAAAGATAGGCATATTTGGATTTACTGATTTATACCAAATATAGTCCTCATTAAATCTAGAATGCATTTCAAGTCCTGCATATGCTCTCATTCGTATTTCTAAAGCATTAATAAGATCTTTTTTAGAAAGAGACGGGCAATCAATGACTTCATTGATATCTTCTAGAGCTTTATAGCATTCGTCTAACTGTAAAAAGTTTTTAGCTCTGTTTATTCGTATAAAAATATGCGATTCGTCTTTCTCATTTTTAGTGAGATTAACGGCTTCAGAAAATGCAATATCAGCTATTTCATATTGTTTATTTTGATAAAATTGTGCTCCTTTCACATAATGATGACTCCAATCTTCACATGCTGAAATATTCATTATGCTGAAAATAACCGACGCAGATAAAAGATAATTTTTCATATTTCCCCAATTTTTTTTAAATAATTTATTTCTTTGTTTTTGCATAAAATATATTTAAATATTTATACAACGTAGCTCTTGAAATACAAAATTTCTTAGCAATAGAGGACTTGCTCTGTCGAGTTGTTTCTATCAAATCGACAATTTTTAGTATCTGAAAATCGTTTAATATTGACTTTCTACCCATTTTTCTTTTCTTTAGCTGCTTCGGAGTTAGCTTTTCTTATCATAAGATCTCTGACGTATATTAGATTTCTCTCGCATTCTTTTTCACCATCAGAATTCTTTTCGATATTCTGACTAATTTGCTTTGTAAATAGTAAAGAAATAATAATATATCTTTCATGGGGATCATAGTCAGCACACATCATATCTATAACAGAGTCTATACGTGAACCTAACAACATAATTTCATCAAATCTTTCTTCTGTAATATTTGGTCGTTCCATATTATTTTCCTAAATTAGCTCCGCATACTGTACAATAAAAATTACCTGCCCAATCTGCATTTTTTTTGTCATGCCATTGAACAGATCTGCATTTTTGACATTTAAATTGTCTATGTCCTCCGTCTACTACTGCCATATTTGAGTTAAAATTCTTATTAAAACAAATAATTTTTCCAGTACAACGAGCTTCAATTAAAGGCGCATAAAAAAAAACTGCGGTCAACATTAAAAAAAGTTTGAACGTGATAAAATTGTCTGAGATTTTTCTTTTCTTTTTTTGCTTATTTTCTAGTGTTAACATATTTATCTCAGCGTCTAGCCATTCATTTTCAATTTTCATAGGAAACCTCATGTAATTTTGCTAAAGAAAGCGGTTTGAATATTAATGACACTGACGAATCAGAATATATAGCAAAATGGTCTATTCTGATAGGTTGATCTTTTAATCCATCAATTATTGTATTGAAACAGTCTATTTGATCTAACGTCAGCGAATATAGAATTTCTGGCTCTTCTTGCTGTTTGCATCCAGAGGAAATATTCTCTAATTTATTTTCGTTCATTTTTACCCTTGTGTTTATCTCTATCCATATCTTAACACATTGTCTATTTATTATAAAGAGGAATATCTCTATGACATCCAAAAATCAATCAACTTATTGTAAAACTCTTTTGTGTGAATGATGTTTTTTGAAAAGTCAAATTCAGAGATATCAGTTGATCCTTTAAATACAATTCGAATTTGAGACTCTCGGAATGTAATCATACTGACTGTATCTAAATCGATGCAAATTTTAAGATCATCAAAATCAAATAAATATACTTTTGACATATTAAATTCCTGCTGGCTTGATAGTCGCTGTCACTGTAGGCGTATTTGCGTTTGTCTCATCGATTACATCTGATGCAGTTCCTTCTGTATGCACCATTGAGATATTGTAAGTACAGGCACAAAGACTAAGACATGTTAAGAGGCTGATTGTTGTTTTCATCTATTTTCCTTTTTAAATTTCATGCAATAAGTTCCGCATTTTCGTACAGACGCTGTGTCGAAAGGCTTTTCATTGATAAATACAAATCTTTCTTTTTCGTTAATGATATCTTCTATTTGTGAATGCGAAAAATCTACGGAAAATAGATACCAAATGTATTTATCCAAAAATTTTCTTTTTGTATCTTTTTCATTAAAATGCTCACAAGATCTATACTTTTCTATGATATAGAAATATTTATCATTCAGTGAATGTACTTCTCCGTCAAAAATATAGTCCATTATTCCTCAAAATTCATGTGAACACATCGGGCAAGTATTCTTCTTACCTTTCTTAGATGTTTTTTCTTCGCTTTCTTCATCTTTCTTGTCGTCGAATGTCCCCATCAATTGCGATTCAGTGAAACCCCAATCTAGCAATTCAAGAGCATTGAATTCGTTGGCTAGTATATCGAAATCGAAAGAGCCAGTGTTTAAGTTATGGCGTACCATTAATTCTTCAACTTCACTTTCTTCAAGCATCCTATCGGGAACCCAGCATTCTACGGTCTTTGCTTTCTGTCGCTTCAAAACTTTTATGCGTTGATGACCGCAGATTATCTGTAGATTTTTATTGATGATCGGGCGATCGATGAAACCGAATTTCTCTATCGAAACTTGAAGCTGATTGAATTGATCTTTCGAGATTTGACGGGGATTCTTCTCGTTAGCTTTGAGGTCTTTTATCTGATATATGCCTAGTGTCCAGTTAATCATATAGTTTTTCTCCGATTTTAGGGGGAATTAAAGGAGGATATCTTTTAAATACATGAGTTCCTGGATTAATAAATTCATTTTCGTAATCTTGTATGCATGAATTACACATTGCCAAATACGATTCTTTTCCGACTGTAATTTGTTCGGCAGATTTTCCGCATGCACACATTATTTCATTTCCTTCATCATCGTATAATTTTGGATTCCATAAACGTACAGATTGATTACATCCAAATTCTTCTTCAAGAACAACAGTTTCGGGAGTTTTTAATATAAGTTCATCGTCATTATTCATTTTTTCTAAATCATCAATAGTCAAACGAACTTTTGGGTATTCTGGCTCTGAATTCATACACCCGTATTTTGTTCCACCATAAAGGCAATCTGAACAAATATCTAACGGAGTAATCTCACCAGTCCCCATATTTTCAACTCCCATTCCGTGGGATTTTCTGCATTTTTTGCAGGGAGGGTATTCAATCATTTTTTTTCCTTCTTGACAATCACCACCAAGTTTTCAATGCTATTATCTTGCGAATCCCCATTCAAGTGATACACATGCTCATTACTTTCAAGAAATCGGCCTAACCTTTCTTCCATTATGTGCCTGTGTATACGCTTTTTTCTGCCGTCGATTGTTTTATACTGGTATTTTTTTCTATTTATATTTAACATTATACTTTTATGATTTAAATTTATTTAATGTTTGAATCATTTCCAATAGTTCATTTTCATCTGTTATCTTTTCCATTATTCCCCCCAAAAAAACGTGTATGTGAGCTGCCCTAAAATAAATGCCAAAAATGTGAAAAACATGTTAACCTCCGTGTTGCTTTCCTTAAATATATACAAAATGTAAATTTATGTCAAGCTTCTCTTGCTTTCTTTCCCTTAATTATGCATAATAGAACTGCTACGTGGAGGTAGAAAATGATAAATTTACAACTCGAAATGAATCTAGACAATTTGAGTAATTCTGATTTAAAATTTGTTGACATGGAAAAGCAAATCGGTACAATGTCGGAATCTCTGCATAAAGTGAGAAAGAAACTTTTCGCAGAGATCGGAGAATTGAAGAAGACATTAACTGCCGTACAGCTTTCTAATGCAGAGATTTTGACACAATTACAAGAAGCCAACGAAAAACTAGGGTTGAGAAATGAAGTTAAATTTGACTATGAGAAAAAAGATTGCCTTTTTAGTATCTCAGAGGCTCAAGAGGCTACGGGTTAATGTCGATCATATTCGTGATGCTACGAAAATAGTAGATTGCATTCACTCATTACAGGCATACGAACTTTCTAGGCTAAAAAATCAAATTCGATGATGATACCAGCTTTCTTGCGTTTTTCTTGCTTGTAAACCCATTCAATATCGATATGACAGTCATTGCGTCCACGTACTTCTATTGTCCTGCCTGATTTTGACTGGTAAGTGCGTACTACTTTATCAGAAATAACTAGTTCGGAAAGTTCGTCTCGAATCCACTTGAACGCCATCTGCAAATTATCGCTATCTAGCTCTCTAGAGGCGCACCTAGTCATCGTAATCTTTACGGGTAGGGTAACTTGCTCGATGTACTGCAAAAACGCCATACGCACAAAGAAAGCCTGTTGCTTATGCCGCTTACTTTTCGTCGTCCAGTGCTCTGTACAATTTGCTTCGCTTACTGTTTTTATTGGAAGCTCAAAGCTTTTAGTCGTCATTTTTCACCTTTAAGAGATTTTTTCTCGCAAATCGTCAAAAATGACGGAAAAAGAGGGGTGTTTTCCGTCATAAATGGTAGTTTTTACATTAGTATGCTTTTTTCTTTTCCCAATATTTATTTCTCAAAATATTTACGAAGTATCCATGTTCGTTTGAGGGAGAAGCTATTCGCTTAGAAGTGTTGATTTTAAGCTGATTCACCATATATTCATTAGCTTTTCTGATCTCATCTGTAGAGTAATCCATGCATATCTTTAATGCATCCTTAACTTTGAATCCAAGGGATATCAACCAGTTATAGGATTTATCACGTTCGTCTGAAAAAACAACTTTGTTTTTTTGATAAGGAACGACAGCAGGCACGGCTGTGCCGGGTTGTTGTTCTATAAACAATGGGTTATTAATAGGGTTGTTATTTGTGTCACCACATGTCACCGCTTCCTGGGTAGCATCGTCATTCTGTGTCGATGCTTTAGAAGGGGAGTCATCTTGTGTCGATGCTTCCTTTTTTCTTAGGTCTCTGGTTCGCATAAATGCATTATTGTAACCCCAAATATTTTTCACTTTGATTCTGTCGTTATAGGTTTTATTTTTGATAATCCCACCTCCTACAGTACATTTTTGAACTTTATCAATATGAATAAGAGGATTTCCATCGAGTTGATGGAATTTTTGAGTGAGTTCTTTTTTGCAATTTCCTATCTGACCAGCTGACATATTGCAAGTTTCCGCTAACTTATCTCTGTTTTGCCAACATGCACCTTGATCTCCAGCTACTGACTTTAGCACTCTATACAATTCTTTTGCGTAGATACTTAGTCTGCGTATTTCAATTTTTCCAGTTTTTTCATCAATGTGATCGTATGTTAAATAGTCAAGAATATGAGGTACCCTGGAATAGAAATTAGGTTCTTCATTCTCTAAGTAGACTGCGTATAATTCTTCGGAAAGTGTCATGAGAAAGCCTTGTGTGTACAATTGTTATTTTTTGTACGTCGGCCCTTGAACAAAACTCTTGCTTGTGATATTGTCTATGTTCTATAGTGTAGACAACATCCGTTTTGTTCCAAGTGCGTGTTCATTGCCTGACCGACGTACTTAGTGCCCGTGACTAACATCACGGGCTTCTTCATTTTATATGCCTGTATGCCTTAAAAGCCAAGGTAAATTTATTTTTCTTTTTTTTCCCATTCTTTTCTACATTCTTCTTTCCAACTGCTTTTTCGTTCTTCGTACAGATAAAGAAAAAGGAAAAATAAAATTAAGTAGCCAAATGGATCAGGAAAATAGAAAAAAAATAATATTATCCCAAAAAAAGATAAATATTTTATCAATTTTATTTTCCTGATCCATTCTTTGATTGGTTTTTTAAATATGAAACAAAAAAAAACTAAAGCTATGAAAATCCCTGAAGAAATTTCTGTAAACATATACATTTCTTTACTCATAGCGTTTTCCTTTGCATTTTTAGATTATGAGCATTCATGTCAGAGTGAAATCTGCTAAGTTGGATCTTCGTTTCAATCAATTTTATGTTTGTGTCGAGTAGCTCAGACTTAACGTTTCTCACTTCTTTTGATACTTCCTTGATTGTCTCTATCATCAATCGATTACTTTCTTTCGACGCGTCTCTTTCACATGCCGATAAATAGTACATTGCGAATACGATAAGTAGCACTTGCGCCCATTGCATTTTCATTTTAACCTCGTTCATTTATTTTCCAAATGTTAATCGAATTTTTAAACGAATCAATCAAATCATCTTTTAAATATGACATATCCGGCATAGCAATATAAATACCTTGTTCCACGCCTTCTCTAATTGAATTTAAAAATGGCTCTCTAATTATCTCTCCATCAAATCCATCTCCAGCTTCACACATAGTCAGAATTGCTTGTTTGACACCTAGACTTACTGCATCTAAATATTCTTTTTTAGAAATATCTTTCATCTTATTGCTCCTTCTTCAAAAAAGATCCATCCAACAATTCTTGTGCAGTAATGAATCCTCCTGTACCAATCTCTATATCTCTTGCACAACGCTTTCCTGGTCTTATCTTACCATTCATCACCTGCGCCATATATGTGCGACTGTAGCCTATTTGCTTTGCGAATGTAGACATACATAATTCATTATCCCATAAATATTTTCTAAGTTTCATAGATTTTCCTCCTGGTTTGTTTAGATTGTAGACGAATGTTCCTTTTTGCGCAATCTGTCTTTTTTTTAACATTTATCTTGCGTTAAAAACTGGACATGTGTTATATTTAAGTTATCAAAGCAACCGACTCCTGAAAGCAGTAACTTGCCGAAGTCGTAGCAGTTGTGAGATAAACAAAACGGATTGTTAAAGGAGTTAATATGTTAAATTTCGAGATTACACACCGGGGATATAGTTTCCCGGTTACAATGCTAGACAATGGAAAGAAGATCGTGGATTTCTATTCAGCAGATGTTAGATTTCTAGATGATGAGTTCGAGAATGTGAAAGAAGAAGTGAAAACAATTTTAGGGATGGTGATTTAGATGGATTACGAAGACATTGGATATGACCCAAGCGATGACGAAGTAGAAATTGAAAAAGATGATGATGGTTTCGAAGTATGTGCTAGATGCCGAAATGGATGTAACTTTTGCTTAATGTTGGAGAGATAAAATGGAAGAGATAGAATTTGTTTTGATGTATTACATGGATGGAAGCGACACCAAGTACTTATATTCTAAAGAGGTATTTTCTCTTTTAGTTAATGAAAATTCATGTTTTGAGACTTATACCCTAGACAAACTAATAGAAATGTGGAAAGAGAAGAATAAAGGAAAAGAACATTTGATTCATAAAATGATAGGTACACCGTGGAAGAAATAGAATTTGCTTTAGCTGTAAATAGTATAGGTATTCAGCATCTATTTACAAAAAGATATTTATTTAGATGGCTTAGAGGAAATATTTATCAAGATAACGTATCAGACGAAGAATTAAACGCATGCGAATTTGATGAATTAATTGATGAATTTCGAAATAAAAACAAAGGAAATGGAACAATCAGAAAAATGATAGGTATCCCATATGACAACGAATGAAATTGAAAATAAAAAGATGGACGACGATTTAAAGAAACTTTTTGACGACTTGAGATTATTTGAAAAGCGTTCAAATCTCGCAAAAAATATTGAAAAAGCAAAAGAAGAATTAAGATTAATCGACATTGAACTATATAAAATCGCAGGTATTCCATATGACAACAACTGAAGCAAGAAGTAACCTTACCAACCTAAAACTTTATCTTGATGATATTGAACGAACAACGCTTCGAGTGATGGATCTAATCTATCAAGTAGAAGAAAAATTATGCGACATCGAACTACAAAAACAAGGCAAATAAAATGGCAAAATCAGAACAAATCAATGAGCTAGCCCTTGCACTATCAAAAGTGCAAGGAGAAATTGAAGGCGCAATCAAAGACGCTATGAACCCGGCGTTTAAGAGCAAATACGCCGATCTAACATCATGTTGGGAAGCATGCAGACAGCAGCTTACTAAACATCAAATAGCTGTTGTTCAAAATAGCGATGACAGCGAAACACATCTATGTTTAACGACTACATTGATCCATTCATCAGGTCAATGGATAGACGGAACTTTAAGAATGCCTCGAATGATTACAGATCGGCAGGGTGTCATTCGAAACATGAACGCACAGGAAATCGGATCAGCTTTAACTTATTTTAGACGATATTCGTTATGCTCGATGGTAGGAATTTGTCCCGAAGATGACGACGCTAATACAGTTAGTCAAAAGAATGATGGGAAAAATATGCATCATTCGCAACAACAGACTTGTTCTGCTATGACTCCATATCAAGTTTTAGAAATAGAACAATTGCTTACACAATGCACCGATGAGTTTGTAAAATCACACCATGCTTTCTTAAAGAACACTTTGAGGGTTGATTCTATGAGTTTAGTTGATAGCAGATATTACCATGAGTTTAAATCACATGCATTGAAAAACATTGAGACAACAAAGTCAAAAGTCGTTACGCTTGAAGACAAAAATCCTCCTTCTGTTTTCGATGTGAAAGATACTGTATCAGCAGATAAAGAACTACAAAAAAAGAAAGAAGCTGTGCTTAATGAACTAAAAGAAAAGAAGATAGAAAATGCAAAATTTGGCAAGTAATGAATTTAGAATCATCCCGGAGCCGTTTCAAGGCTCCGAGGAATGGTTAGCTCTAAGACGCACTAAGATCACAGCGACAGATGCAAGAGTTTTGATGGGCGTTGACCCATGGAAAACAAAAAAACAACTGTACGATGAAAAGATCGGAGTTGGAACTCCACGAAAGCAACATCCTTACATGAAGCGAGGTCTAGATCTAGAAGATGGAATAAGGGATCAACTAGAGCATAGATACGGTGTTGCATTACAAAAAGTTACAGTCGTAAGGGGTTGGTGTCTAGCTTCATTAGATGCTATGAGCAGTGATGGAAATATAATAGCTGAGATTAAATGCCCCGGAAAGAAAGATCACGGTCTAGCAATGATGGGACAAGTTCCTGACAAGTACTATCCGCAGCTTCAGTTTTCTATTCATGTCACAGGGCTAGATTTCATATACTATGAAAGCTCTGAAGACGGAGAAACCACAGAGTCGATAATTGTAGAAAGAAATCAAGACTACATTGATGATATGTTAGAGAAATGCTATGAGTTTTATCAGTCTGTATTGGATGGAAAACCTCCGGAACTTGAAGAAGATGATTTCATCGACAGAAATGACCCCATGTGGTTTAACGCATCAGAAGAATATAAGAAAGTACGTAAAGAGATTGTGTCTCTACAAGAAAGAGAAAAATCTTTAAAAAATCAGCTAATATATTACTCTATGTCAAAGAACAGTCGAGGCAATGGATTGACACTACAGCAAGTCGAAAGAAAAGGCGTGTTGGAATATGGTAAATTATTGAAGATATTACAAGAGCGTGTCGGCGTGGATATCGAGAAACATAGAAAGCCTTCATCATCCGAATGGCGTATCACGATACAATAAAGACAAAGCCCTCGCAATGCGAACGAGGGCTTTTCAACGAGATAAACATGACAAAATCGATTTCCATAAATCAAAAAAAAAGGAATCTGTCAAATAACAAAATGCACGCTATTTCATATTAGGTTTTTAGGGAATTTTCTTTCATCATATTTCTTAGGCTTTTCAAAAAAAACAACAACGCGATATATATAGCGCATAGTGAGGACATAAATGGGAAAACGATTAAGTAAAGTTAATGAAAAAGCTAGAAGGTATCCCGGTGATCCTCCATCTGGCAAGCCACATGGAAACGTTAAAGTTCACGGTAATTTTAAAGAAATTAATTGGAAAGAAGTTGAAAGAAGAATTGAAGTTGGGACTTCAGGAGCGACAATTGCTAAATGCTTAAGAATTCATCCAGATACTTTTTATGAGAGATTCAGAGATGAATATAATATGACTTTCACTGAATACACCAGTGGAATGACGGCCTGTTTGCCTGCAAATATATTGTTAAGACAATATATAAAGGCTATGGAAGGCAACGTAGAGATGCTTAAACTGCTTGGCCGTGAAAATTGTGGTCAAGGACGTGATGAGGACCCTGCTAGCAGAAAACTAGCAGAGAAATTCGATGAATCAGTTCTTCATTTAGCTAGCTTGTTTTCGGGCGTTAAAACACCTGACATATCAACTAAAGGTATTTCTGATTTAAATATCGATGACAGCAAAATCAATAAAGATACGAAGTCATAATGGTTGATTGATATGATCATCGCTTGCTGAGGCATCTCTTCAATGCGATGAATCATGTCGTCAAGTGCTGCTAGAAGATCATCGCGAGTAATAGATTTGGCGTCTTGTATTTGAGGAACTAACGTATTTCCTTCGTCATCAACGCGTAGGAATATGCTCCAATCAGTTGCAGCACATCCCATTTTATCACCCCCGCTTACACTTATCTTTCCGCAGGCACACCCAACTTCATCACGCTCGTGTATGCTTTCAATGATGGATTCACATGATTTGCATTTAGCTCTGTTTCTCATTCAAAAAATCCTTCTGTTATGTAATCCAAAAATTGAGACACTTGCTTAGTAGAATATCTATGCACTTTCCCGTACACTCTAATTTCTACTATTTTTACATCACTGTCTAGACAGGAATCGATATTAATAACAAGAGTATCGCATGATAGCTTAAGTTTTTCGATTGATTCATTCGAGCTACAAACATATGCTCGTATTTTATCTTGTTCTTTCATAAAATTTACTCCTGTCTTATACTTAAAATATGCCTGATGCACTATCCCAAAAACAACTACAATACGTAAAAGAAGCAAATTCTCGTTGGAATTTAGCACACGGATCAGTTCGGTGTGGTAAAACCGTAGGAACTGTATTTAAGTTTATGCTTGATGCTGTCCAATGTCCCGATAGCAAAATATACATTGTAGGCCATACATTCGATACAGCATATAGAAACGTAGTTCGTTTGATAATGGAATCAGATGAACTGGCGATATTCAGGCCTTTTTGTGTATGGTCAGGAAAGAAGCTTTATTTTAGAGAGAAGATTATCACGATCTTAGGTGCTAAAGATGAGGGGGCGATCGGGAATTTTCAAGGGGATACTCATTCTTTAACTTACTGCGATGAAATTACTTTATATCCTCCGTCCATTATTGATATGATAGATACCCGTTTAAGCTGTGTTCACAGTAAAGCTCATGCTACAATGAATCCCTCTTATCCTACTCACAAAGTTAAAGGATGGATTGACAAGGCTCAAGAAGGTAATCCTAATTATTATCAACTGCACTTTACACTGGATGACAATCCATATGTACCTCAAGACTACAAAGATAGAATTAAAAACTCTCTTTCTGGAGTGTTCTATAAAAGAAATTATCTCGGTCTTTGGTGTCTTGCGGAGGGTGCAATCTTTGACTTCTTTGATAGAAATATCCACGTTCTACGAAAACCACCTTGCGCAGCAGAATACTACATTGCAAGTATTGATTACGGCGCTTCGAATCCATTTGCGTGTGTGCTCATTGGAGTTTCAACAGGCCAGTACACACAAACAGGCAAGAAAATGTGGGTTGAAAAAGAATATTTCTGGGATCCTCAAGTTAAGCAACGAGGAAAAACTAACAGCGAATTTGCATACGATATGGTTGAATTCCTGCAAGACTACAACGTTAGAAATATCTACATTGATCCAAGTGCTGCGTCATTCAAACTAGAAATGCGTAGAGCTGGACTAATAACGATGGATGCAAACAATGAAGTTCTCGACGGCATTCAAATACTTGGTACTGAGATGCAAAAGGGCAATCTATTCATACTAAATACATGCAACAACTTGATTAGAGAGATGGAATCATATGTATGGGATAAAAAGGCGGCGGAGAAAGGGGATGATGAACCAATGAAGAAAAATGATCATTGTCTCGACGCAACTCGCTACGCTATGGCAACGCATAAGGTTCAAGTTTACCAACCATATAAAGATGTTGAGAGGGCGGATGAGTGGAGGAAAAATAAATACGATCATTACAGAAGGTAATTGACTTTATCTGCTAGCCTTGATATGCTTAGATATATGAACGAAAAACAAACGCATTACGATAAAACATTTTATCTAGATAAAAAAACAGGATACTGGATTTCAACAGCATGTCCTAAAATAAGAGCCCATCGATGGGTTTGGATGCAACATCATGGAGCGATACCTAAAGGCTGTCATATCCATCATAAAAATGGAAATAAGTCAGATAACTGCATTGACAATCTTGAATTGATGGCACAAGCGGAGCATCTTCGCTTGCATATGACCGAAGAAAAGAGAGCTTGGGCATCTTCGAGAATGGATGGAATACGACATCTAACAAAAGAATGGCATGCTAGCGAAGAAGGTATAGCATGGCATAAATATCATGCATTGAAAAATAACTTTGGAAAGTGGGAAGCAAAAACATTTAAATGCGAAGTATGCACTAAAGAATACGAAACAACAAAAAGATCTAAAACAAAGTTTTGTTCAAATGCATGCAAGTCTAAGTTTAGAAGAGATTCGGGCCTTGATGATGTGATAAAAGACTGTCCTTCATGTCTGCAAGAATTCTCCTCTAATAAATATGCTAAGCATATATATTGTTCAAGATCATGCGCACAAAAAAGGACCGACTAATGTCAGCAAGAGAACACGAATTTACTATTGATCCTATGAAAGAACTCAAATCTAAAATTGCAAAGTTCGATAAAACATTTCAAGGAAACGATTTAGCTGCTCAAATTGAATCGGCTATCAAATATTTAGAAAAACATGGATACACGGTATCTGAACAATAACATATAGGTGATATGATGGAATGGTTACAAGTCTTTACAATCGTGGCTACATTACTCGGAGGACTTTTCTATATCCACAATGATATAAGAGAAATCCGTGGAGACATGCAAGTTCAAAGTGCAAGAATCGATAAATTATATGAAATGTTTATCGAGTTACTGAAAAATAAATGACCAATCGGCTATTGAGTTTTTACATGCACACGGTTATAAAGTAATCAAGAACTAATTTCATAATAAAGAGGTCACTTTGAGCTTTACCGCACCCCCATGGCAGAACGATATAGAACCCAATCAAGGTAATGTTAGGGGTTGGTTAGACGGACTTTACGCTAAGTTCCAACCTGTCGAACAAGCAAGATGGAACCAGGCCAATATAGATACTCTTTTTTATGCCGGCTCACAGACATTCGTCAATAGATACTTCAACTTCTCTCCCACAACATCATATCAGCAGTATTACTTTAATCTATGCCAGCAACCTGTCAATATGATTACAGGCTATCAACGTCAGCATAGAAAATCCATCATGTATCAAAATATAGATGGCGGAGACGCACAGACTACTGATCAATACACTAAGTTAATTACATCTGTAGCTAACCGAGGAGCTATTCATGAGCAGTTTAGCAAAGCATGTGAGCTTGCCGCGGTTTCAGGGATGGTTATGTTACAACCATACTTGGATTACAATGGAGATGACAGTGCTCAAGGACAGCTTAAATTAAAGATCTGGGAATATAATGCATTTCTTGTCGACCCATACTTTCGCGAACCTGACATGTCAGATGCTCAATTCATCTGGTGTCAAGAATACATTAGCAAAAAAGAAGCTGAATCTCGGTTTCCGGGTAAACTTGAAAATATTGCCCCAATGGCAGGCACTCCCCAACGTTACGGTTCTTTTTATTTCTTACCAGAAAATTATAATATGGCTAGAAATGACCTCATGGTTTTGTCATATGTCTGGTACAAATCTAAAACAAAGAAAAAACGACTATACAGTGATAAGCGCAAACAGTTCTTTGACTTTGCAGGTGGAGATCCTCAAATGCAACAAATTCTTCAAGCGGTGCCGGATCTTGAGGAAGTAACAGTTGAAATGCCTTGTTGGAAGCTAGCAGTCGTATTGAATGAACAGCTAATGTTCAACGGCGAAAACCCAATTGGCGATATTGGCGCGCCGATGATACCAGTGTTTTGGAACTATGAACCACACATTAATTACTTCGATCTTCGCGTGCGTAGCCTCATTCGAACAATGAGAGATCCTCAATTTCTATTCAACCACAAGGTTATTACTAATAATGACATTGTTTCTGCTACTATTAATGCAGGCTGGAAACGGAAAGTCGGGGCTGTAGCTAATGAGGATAACCTGAAGAAGTCAGGTCAGGGGTGGGACGTTATCATTAATGAAGGCTATGAGATGACAGATTGCGAGAAGCTGATTCCGTCGGCAGTTCCTCAGTCTGATTTAGAATTAGCCCAACAAATGGATGACTTGATTTGGAAGACAGCAGGTATCAATATAGAGAACTGGGCAGGCCAGAACGATAAACAGATCTCTACGTTGACCCAACTCATGAAGATGGCTGCTAATCTAATGGTATTTCAAAAGTACTTTGATCAGTGGGATTATTCATTGAAGCTTGTCGGTGATAAGCTGCTTCATGTAGCCCTAAATAATTGGAATGCTGAGAAAGTAGGCTTAATGATAGGGGAGGAGCCTTCACCTTTGTTTTTTAGCCGTATGTTCAGTAAGTTTAATACGATGGTAGAAGAATCAGATCTAACACCGACACAGCAGAATCTACAAGCTCAGCAGATGATGGAAATCAATGAAAGATTCGGAAGAGAAGTGTTCCCACCATCTAAGATCATTCCTAAGCTCAATATTACAGGAAAAGGCGAGCTTATTCCTTGGCTCGAACAGCAAGAGCAACAAATGCAAGCTGTTCAAAGCGAAGAAACCAATATCAAACATTCATTTGAAGAAGCTAAATTGCGCGAACTCTATAGCAAAGCAGCCGCTAATATTGCTAAAGCAAGAGAAGATCATTCTAGATCTGAAAGTAATCTAGGCTTATATGAAGAGCGTCTATCCATGATTGAACGCAATAGAGCAATGTCACTGAAAGAGAAACAAAGTGCTCTAGCATTGATGTTAGAAAACATGGCTAAATTCGGTGAAGTAGAAGTCAGACTCAAACAAAATGAACTAGATCATATCAACTATCAACAGATGATTGATGAAGAGCTTGAGAAGAATGACGTAGAAAAACGTACTGGAGCTAATAAGTTCTTAGCCGAGATAATGGGTAGTGGAATGCAAGGCCAACAACAGCAACAGCCTCCCGAAGGTCAAGGTCAAGGTCAAGGTCAAGGTCAAGGTCAAGGAATTGCTATGTAAATAGAATAATGTTATAAAGAGATTGGATTAAATTAACAGCCTTCAAGGGCTACAGGAGATATTATGAGCGGTAAAAGAATTGATGATCACAGTAACTGGATTGGCGGACGCTCAAAAGGCTCTGTATTTCCTGACGGTGGACATAAGATCAAAGATGAATCTAGTGCTGAGGGTTTTGGCGGATTATCTCATTACGAAGATACAACAGAAACTATTAAATCAATGCAAGAAAATGCAAAGAAAAAGGTTCATGGGCATCCTATGAAACCTGGCACACGTAATTAGTTTTTAGACGCGTTAGCTCAGTGGGAGAGTCCTGATGTATAATCGGGGGGTCGGTTCGTTCGATTCAACCACGTGTCATTAGCTCTTATACGCTAACATGTGAAAAGCATAACATGTAAAATAAATCGCGGCGGATGGCATCCAACACAGAAATGCCGGGTTGTCGCTACCTGAAAGAGATTGCCCCTGATTAGCTGTCAGGAAAGGGATCTAGGTTTTGCTTGTGTTTTCCCTAGACATAAAAACACAAGACGTATTACATCGTGCTATATATCAAGTTATTGATATTTAGTTAGTTAATTTTAAATTAACAAGGGCTGTTACATGAAAAAGAACTTTAAAGACACAATTCCAGATCTCCCCAAGACCCCAAGTAAATCACCTTGGGATTTTACTTGTCCTGATTATGACCAACGTTCATCTTGTTTCGTTAATGCTGGTGCGCATCATGGCGTTGGATATAGACAGCCAGTAGGCACAAAGACGCATTCGAATAAAGGTGCAGTTCCAGTAGGAAAGGGAATGGGAATGACAGATGATTACATTCCAGTAAAAAACTTAGTGATTGAGCTAGAGAAATGAAGGCTAGGAACGCACACACAGCTAAACCTAATCAATCAGGTCGAGCTATGGGAGACTATTACGGCACTGGTATAAAAGCTAAGGTCGGCAAGATGCGTGAAGATTCATTAGGGATGAATTCAGTTCCAACAAAGAAACTGAGTAAACCTCCACGCTCTTTAGCTTAAGCTATTGGGGGGGGCATCCAAATCGAATCCATTCGCTTTTTACGCTTTGCTTCTATTGCAAGCTGGCTATAGATAGAATCAATTTCTGCATCTGATAAGTCATCATCTTCCGGACGTTCTAACAATGTTCTATTGTGTTCAAAGGCATTTATACTATCTAGAATATCGGGATTGGCGGTAAGTTGATCTTTCTTAAATGAATTCCATGTCTCTCTTGCTGGAATCATCCATATGATTTTAACTATATCTGTTCCGGGGTATGCCTTGAACAGCATGCTATTTGTTTGTGGTTTTGGTCTACTCAATCTAGGCTGCCATATCAACCTTTTTACTGATATATTCTCATCGGTGCGAGCATGAGCAAAGATGTAGAAAGGATAGTTCCCAAATGGTTTTTGATTAATTAGATCTTGACAGCATTCAGAGATGGAAAAATTTTGACTAGTAAAATGTTGTAGTCTATCATGAGTTTCTAGTCGATCAATACGTATCATAGCGGCCCTCTAGTTCATTTAAAACAGTCTCAAAGGATATATATGACAGATAACACAGAAAATGTTCAACCACAAACAAATCAAGTCAGTGATAAAGAGCTAAATTTCAGAAAGCTGGAAGCCAAGTATCAGCAAGAGCTAGGTGCTGAACGTGCTAGACGTGAAGACATGGAAAAGAGATTGAATGAGATGTCTCAACATCAGAATCAAGTGCAAGAAGTAGAAGAAGACGACCCAGAGCCTTACGTTGATCACAAGAGACTAGAGAAAAAGCTTGCTAAGTTCGGTCAATCGAATCAATCCCAAATCGAAAAAGCCATGCAGCAAGCTAAAGTACAGGCTAAAGAAGAGTTAAAGCAAGAAATGTTCTTAGATAATAACCCCGATTTCTATCATGTTTTAGAACTAGCTGACAAATTCGCAGAGAGATCGCCTAAACTAGCAGAGAATATATTGCGTATGCCCGCTGGATTTGACAGACAAAAGCTAGTGTATCAAACGATTAAAGAACTCGGCTTACATAAAGATCCCGTTAAAGAAACATCGATACAAGAAAAAGTCGATGCTGCTAGACGTAGCCCATACTATCAACCTACATCCGTCGGGGCTGCTCCGTATCAATCAGTAGGTAATTATTCACCGGACGGACAGAAGCAAGCATATGATAAGATGAAAGAGCTGCAATCGAGATTGCGACTATGATCATAATGAAGGATATTTCTGCCAGTGCGAAAGCAGAAATATCCGGTTATCTAGGCAGGAGAGGGAAGAGGGGAAGAGCGTTTGGATGAGTGGATCAAGATAGTCTATATTTTTTAGATGGCAATTCTAAACCTAATGACAAGTATTCATGATCACTCATTCCAACTTTTGTTTGGATGAGTAATTCAGTATTTTTAATAACCCATTCAATACCATTTTTGCGAGCCCACCACATTACTTTATTTCTAGAAATCCCTAGTTTTCTAGCCCATTGAGTTTCAGAAAGTTTTAATCCTTCATATTCATAATAAATATTCTCCCTCTTGTTATTGCTTTGGGTTTCTTGATCTGTCCATCTGCAATTCTCTGGGCAATAGTTTCCATTAACATCTATTCGATCTATACTTTCATGAGGTTTTGGATGACCCATATCTTCTAAGAAATTTTCGAACGATTCTTTCCATCGTTCACACATCACAATTCCTCTACCTCCATAATTTGAGTAATTCTTATCTTTTTCTCTGGTGCATCGACTTTTTATCATACACCAAGCCGTATACACTTTAAAATTTGGATGATTTACAGAAGAATATCCATGCTTATGTGCTGCATTTTTCTCTCCTTTAGTTGATATTTTTCGAGCGCATGATCGGCATTTAGTACTTTTACCCCTTGTTAAAGCTATGTAATCTGAAATTGATTCATTCCCACAATCACATTTGACTTTGAATTTGTTTACTCGCACAAACTTTCCTAAGAATTCAAGTACAATCCATTGCCCAAATCTTAGTCCAATTAATTGTTGCATATAATGTTTCCTTTGTTAAAATGAAGTTTCGCAGGAATGCGTTAAATCTATCGCGTAATAGGACTTCGCACACCCTGAAGGTATATTGAGAACGGACGTAAGTTAGGCTCGTCTACCAATCATTGTATCACATTCTTGTAACCACCACAAGGAAATAAGATCGTGAGTATTACAACCACTTCTGGGTTGGGCCCAATGATTCTCCAGAGCCTAGCTCCGGCGATGCTAAAATAATATGGTATCGTTAAATTTCTTCTGATTGACTTGGAAGCCTAAACCGAAAGGCATGGCGACAGGGGGCAAGTTTAAATACAGCCTGAGAGACTGAGTGAAGAAACTCGAAAGAGAAGCGACAGTCCGAACATTCCAACGAAAGGGAATGAGATAAGCAGAAATGACTTATCCTAACAGTTAACTAATAGTTGAGTGTTAGTAACAAAATGATATGTGCCGACCCCAACAATGAATTACATTACTGTGTGCGATAAAGTTTCTATGCCCGCAAACGGCGGAACTACATGCAGATTTATGCGCCCACGCGCACTACAACCACCGACTGTACAGTTGGGGAATTCAGGAATTGATCCACCAGCACAGGTGCCTCAGAGAGACATCATCGATGCACAAATGGCTTTTTTTGGTACAGGATGTATCATTAACGAGCAAGTTATTTTGCAAGATCAAGAAGGCGTATTAGCGTGGGTATCAGAGCGTTTAGCGGTCGCCATGCGTCAAGCTGAAGATTTGATTTTGCGCGATTATATCGTTTCTGCTGCGAGTCAAATAAACGCCGGAGGGGGAGGAGGTTCTTTTAACCCAACACCGCTCGGGGTTACAGATTTTAGTTTGGTTGCTACTACTCTTGATACTAATAATGCATACAAATTTATGTCAGGTATCAACGGGGATTTACGTTTTGGAACCGGACCCGTGAGATCGAGTTATTTCATGTTAAGTTCGACTGAACTACAGTCAGACTTTGATGCAATGGCTGCTAGCGGTAACATTTCATTCCAAAACCAGTGGAATTATCCAAATAATAGTAGCGCGTTGCCATCCGAATATGGCGCAGTAGCAAATATTAGAATTTTAACTAGCTCTGAAGCACCTGTGGCGCGTAATGCAGCTACTAACTCAGCTGGTATGACTTCTGATGTATACTACAACACCGTTTTAGGTAAACAAGCTATTACGCATATCAATCAAGATGGTTTCTCGATGAATCTTATTTATCGTGATCCTTATTATTCTGGTATGTTAGCTCAGAACGCTACTCTTGCTGTTAAATTTGCTCAAGCTCAAGCTCTGACTCAAGATACAGCTATCCGCAACGTTCTTTCAACTCGCTCTAGCGCATTGGGGGTATAAGATGGCTGAATATTCAAGATTAGCTAAAGGCTCTTTCGTAGCAACAGGAACTGAAGCTGCTGCAACATCGGCTGTAATAAAACTTCCTTTTATGCCTGATTTTGTTGAGATTTGGAACTATACTAACATGAAAAATGCTCCAGCAGTTAATAAAGTTACTAGAGCATGGTGGGATAGCAATTTGATAGATACTACATCTTCAACTATTCCAACTATGATTGAGCTATATCCAAGTGGATCAACCACATTTACCGCTTTTGATACAATATCAAATGATGCTACACATCAAGCGATCAATGTATTTCAAGCAGGTCAGTTGTTACAGTATGGACCAGCACAACAAATTGTTAGTGCAACTGCTGCTAATCCTCCAGTATTTACAGTTACAGGCCACGGTTACAAAGTTGGTGATACTGTTCTATTGAAAGGATTATATCAATCTGCAAGTACTGGTATGGCTCAAATGGCAGGAATGATGTTTACAATCATTACTGTCGGATCTGCTAATACTTTTACAGTAAGTTGGGATGCTAGCGGAAGTAATTATACTGCACTGAGTGGTTCACCTGTTGGATCAACAGTACAGAAAGTGTTGTATCCGTTCCTATATCTTCCGCAAGATAATTATATCTCGTTGATCTCTCTAGGAGCTACTACACAAGTTACTACCACTATGGATCATAACTTTGAAGTGGGACAACAGATTGCATTTCGTATTCCGCAACCATACGGTACAGTGCAATTGAATTCGCTTCCTAATCTATTGATTCCTGGATCTCCAGCGTATGCATATGTAATTTCTGTAGCAAGTAATCGTACGTTTACTTGTAACATCAATTCCACTGCATATACTGCATTTAATCCTAACCAACCTATTACACCTACTAACACAATTCCGGGACTAAGCTTCCCTCAGGTTGTAGCTGTAGGCGATGTAAATACAGGCGGTCAAGATATTAGTGCAGGATCTCAGCTGTATCCGCCTCCAAGATTTCCAACGTTCAGTAATCGTGTTGATACGATTAATGGCCCTGCTATTAAGGGTGCTTTTGTGAATAACACAAGCATGGGCTTTACGATTGGAGCTGGAACTGCTGTTACTAATACATCTGCAACGTTAATCACGACAGGTGATATTGTATATTGGCATGCGTATCTTCACGATTATGCACGCCCATAAACAACATTAATGAGCGAGGGCTATTTGCCCTCGCTCTTTTAGGAGTATCATGACTAGCAGTACAGTAATCAGCTATCCAATCCCTGTTTATCAAAATGTACCCATTCATGCGGAGTATTATCAGCCAAGCGTATTTGTGATTGCTAGGATTTTTCGAGGTGTAACAACACTCGTTGAAACGACATTAGCAACAAATTTTGTTGTCGGGCAAGAGATTAGATTGTTAATTCCTCCTCAGTTTGGTAGCATCGAATTAAATGGAAAAACAGGATTTGTCCTATCGTTTAACAGCCCTACAATCATGGAAGTTTCGATAGATTCATCCAGAAATGTAACACAGTATAATTCCTCTGCTGTAGCAACGATACAAAACCCTCAAGTTGCAGCCATAGGAGACGTGAATACAGGCGTAACGAATAGAACAGGATTGAGAGATCAAGGGACATTTATTCCCGGATCATTCATTAATATTTCACCAGAGTAAATAGTATGTCGAAAAAACCAAACATGAATTCAGAATCAGAAAAAGAACTCGATAAAGTCGAAGGACAATTTAAAGATTTTGCTGATAACGTGAATAGCCTAACACTTGATCGCATGAATCAAGCCCCAAAACATGAAGTAGAGCAGCAGACTAAACTTTCACAGCAAGAGCTTTCCAAAAAGAAAGAGATATACTTGAAACCTCACCGTACAGTCAGTTGCCAAGACAAATTCAATGAAGATTATCGTACTCAATTTGAATATGACAAAGAATACGTTCAATTTATAGCTGAAAACAGAGAAATCTTAGGCGAGGATATCGATATTTGGACTCGTCCGTATGGTGGAATGCCTGCTGAATGGTGGAAAGTACCTGTGAATAAGCCTGTTTGGGGGCCTAGATATTTAGCCGAACAAATTAAACGATGCTATTACCACAGATTGATTATGAAACAATCAACTAGCGTTGGTGGTGATCAAATGGGCGAATATTATGGAGCGATGGCAGCAGATACGACGATACAGAGATTGGATGCTATGCCAGTTTCCACTAGACGTACGGTGTTTATGGGGCAAAATTCTAACTTTTAGGTATGTCATCCAATAAATACATTGAGAAATATAAAACGTTTTGCTATCGTGTAGGTAAAAAGGATAGCAAAATGAAAATTTGTTACAGATGTAAATTGGAAAAGAGTTTTGAAAGTTACACGAAAGAAAAGCAAAAAAAAGACGGATTTTGTAGTTATTGTAAAGATTGCCTAAAAATAATTAGAAAAGAAATAAATGAAAGAATAAGTGATGAATCTAAAAATAAACTTAAAGTTTATGCTGAAAAATACAGAGAAGAAAATAGACAAAAAATTAATGAAAAAGCTAGAGAAGCATTCTGGTTAGACAGAGAAAGACGATTAGAGAAAAATAGAGAATGCTATTATAAACATAAAATCTCAATTTCCATACGAAGAAAAGAAAAAAGAAGTGATGAGCTTGGTAAAATTAAAGAAAATCTAAGACAAAAAGAATGGAGGACAAAAAATCCTCAATTGTATAGAAGTTATGTAAAGAGATGGCAGAAGACGAATAAAGAAAAACACAATTCTCATCAAAAAGTTCATACAGCTATTAAAAATGGAACGTTGGTCAGAAGAGAGAATTGTGAAGAATGTGGTAAGGAATGTAAAACTGAAGGGCATCATGAAGATTACAATAAACCTTTAGATGTAATTTGGATTTGCAGAAGATGTCATGCTAAAAAGATTGAAATAGTAGGTGTTTAGTTGTATATTCTAGATGATATTATAACCTATGTTAGGCGTTTAATAAAAACTCCTAGTAATACGTCGATTTCTACCGGCCTAATCATAGACTATATTAACCGTTTTTGGATCAATGATGTTGATGCGCGAATTCAACTCTTTGATCTGAAAACGAAATACCAATTTATGACGACTCCAGGTGTTGATCAGTACAATATGCCGATGTATGATGATCAATTTGAAAGCCCTGATAATAATCCACAAACGATTGAGCAGTATCCGATATACCAAGGAATCGTTGGTAATTGTTATGTCAACGGGATAAATATAGCTTTTCATACAGAGAAAAAAAGTTTTTTCAGTGTATGGCCTAATATTTTACAGCAATACGAAGCTGTAGCTGTTGGCAATGGCACTGCTATTTATACTATACAATTGCCAATCCTACCTTCTGTTCCTCCACCGAATCCACCAATAAACGCTATTATTCGGGGTCACATCGATATGGCTGGAATTATTGCAACAACGAATAATATAGATCCTCCCACAGTATCTTTTTTTGATGATAGAATTCCTGTAACAAGTGTAGAAGCAAGAGTATTTATCAGTACTCTTAGCAGTTCAAATCAAAATATTATCATCACAGATTCCGGGCAATTTCTAGACACCAATAAGAATTGCGGCTTATTAATGATTCCGGGAAAAGCCCCAAAAGGGAATTTAGCAATTCCTGGAGGATATAATTCTACAAGAAATGTTGTGAATTATACTACAGGAACAATATACGTCACGTTTCCTTCATCTGTTCCTGTAGGTAATAATATAAATGTTACATGCTCATTCTTTCAAAGCGGACTTCCTAGAGCAGCCTTGTTCTACAATAATTGCATAACTCTTAGAAACGTTCCAGATAAGCAATATGTAGTAGAAGTAGACGCGTACCTTACTCCAGCAGCATTTTTAAATACGTTTGAATCTATTGCGTTTGGTTATATGTCTGAGTATATTGCTAGGGGAGCAGCCCGGAAGATATTGACTGATACGGGAGATGTAGAACAATTTAACTTCTACGAACCTTTGTTTAGAGAACAAGAAATACTCGTATGGAAACGAAGCCAAAGGCAGTGGACAGCAACCAGAACAGAGACTATTTATAGCTCTCGTGGAAATGGACAAACTAATAATGGAATACAAGGCGGAATACCATGAATTTGAATTACTTTACGAATATTCCTTTTGCATCAAATGATCCCTCGATTGATCAGCCGAACATGCAAACTAACACCAATTCTATAAGCGCATGGATAGATGTTGATCATTATGGGTTCAAGAATGCTCAAAATTTGGGCGGGTTACATGCTCAGGTCACTATGCCTGTTTTGGGAGCAATTCCAGCTAGATTATTAAGTACTAGCGGTATTTTATATACGAAAAATGTTCCTGTGTATACAGCAACTCCACAAAGTGCGAACAGTCTGTTTTATACTGCTGGCGCATCTGCAAAAGAATATCAGCTAACACGAACTATCAATAATAATACTCAATTCAATCTATTTGCCACTAATACAATCTATAATACATCGGGAATAACATCACAACGTGGAGGATGGACATTTCTTGCAGGCGGAATGTTATTAATGTATAGTACTTGTTCAATTACGTTTGGTGGTGGTTTTGGACAAAATTTTGCCGTTATCTTTCCAATTGAGTTTACTCTAGCACCCTATTCAATAACGTTAACTGCTACTCGAAATTCTGTTTTGGGAACTCCTCAACCTATAGCCTGTATAATCGATGGAACAGTTACAACCACAGGATTTAGCGTATCTATTATAAATAATGGATCTGTAACGGGGGTTTCTACAATCAGCGTTTCATGGATGGCAATAGGAATATGACACCTAACCAAATAATCGTAGGCCCTATAAATAGAGGGCTTCAAGAAAACCGAACAGCTTTCGTTATTGACAACGATTCATTCCCTGTATTGCAAAATGCTTACCAGTGGAGAGGAAGAGTATTACGAAAGCGTGGGACATCTTTATTGAATCGATTATCAAGGTTCGTTGATACTTCAAATACTAGTTATAGCTCAGTTTCTACAACTGTAGTAGATGGAAATAGAAATATAAATCTAATCACTGGTTTTGGACTAGAAGTTTCTTCAAGTTTTATCCCTACGACAATAACATTAACAGATACAAATAGTGGGCAAATATTTACTGATCCAGCAGGTGATGGAATTCTTGTCGGTAATGCTGGAGGATCAGGAACAATAAATTACGCAACTGGAGATGTTCACTTTAATAGTGCTGGATCTATTGGACATTTAATTTCTGCAAGTTTCGTGTATTATCCGGGATTACCTGTTTTAGGATTAGAATATTTTAATGTAACTCCTACTTTGTTCAGTGGAACTTTAGCATTTGATAATAAAAGAGCTTATAATATATCTCCATTTTTTCCTTTTCGTATTTATGATATAAGTTTTTACAAAATATCAACTGTACCTTATAATTTGTATATTCCCAAAACAGATGCAACTCCTTTTACATGGAATGGTCAGACATACCAACAATTTTGGTCGCAGAATTATCAGGGTGGTTTTTTTGTAACCAATGGCGTTCAAGTTCCTTTGCTATTAACGAATATTGGAATGCAATACGCTCCTTCCGCTTCGATTACTTTCATTAACCGCCCAACCCCACAAAGCATAGTTGTAACTATAGTAAATTGTCCTTTGGTAGTTGGTGATTTCGTGTTTTTGAATGAGTGGGAAGGTCCTAGCGAATCATCTAAACAGTCAATAAATTTACAAACGGGATATGTAACCGCTGTTGCTGGTGTTTTTGCGTTATTAACAGTTACGATAACATTCCCATTGACTACAATCATTTCTCCGGTTACCTATACACTCGGCATAATCCAATACCTAACAAACAGATCAGATAATACATTAGATTGCATTAGATGGTATGATGGAGATCCTACCAATGGAGCAAATCCCCCGATTTTAGTAGATGGTCAAGGTTGGGTAAATTTCATGCCTCCATTAAGCAGAAGTGCCTTTTCGATAGCTCAATTACCTATAGCCCAATATTATTTAGTAGGCGCTAGACTGATTCAAGATTTCAAAGACCGACTGCTTTTTATTGGCCCAGTTGTGCAAGCGGCAAATGGGGATAAATACTATCTTCAAGATACTGTAATATACTCACAGAATGGAACGCCATACTACACAGCGTCCTTTAACGGAGATCCGTCACTATCTACTACTGTATACAGTCCCGTTTTAGTCCCAGATAATCAAACTGCTGCACCGAATGCTTGGTGGGAAGATCAGCCAGGGTTTGGAGGATTCATCGTATCTGGAATAGATCAACCTATTCTCAGTTCTATAAAAAATGAAGACGTGCTTCTTTTGGGTGCTCCGTTTAATCAAATGCGTCTAGTTTACACAGGTAATGACCTTCTTCCTTTTCAATTTTATTTAATTGACAGTGAGCTTTCAACAAATAGTACTTTTTCAACGATTAACATGGGTCATGGATCAATGACTCGAGGAGAAAGAGGAATAATAATCACTTCTCAAAGAGAAGCTAAAAGAATAGATCTAGATATCCCTGATCAAATCTTTGAGATTAATTTGCTAAATAATGGGGCTGAGAGATTTACAGGACAGAGGGATTTTCTTAGTGAATGGGTATATTACACATACAATTCAAATCAGAGCGAATCAATATATCCATCCCAAACACTTTTATACAACTATAGAGATAATTCATGGGCTATCTTCAATGAATCGTATACGCATTATGGGCAATTCGTTAAACGAACTGGGTTGACATGGGGAACAGTTGGTGCGGAAGTGGGAACATGGAGTGCATGGAATAATCCTTGGAATTCCAGCACATCTTCAGTCTCATCAGCTCAAGTAATTGCAGGTAATCAACAAGGGTTTGTTGTAGTAAGACAAGATGCAATCAAAGGCAATACTTATGAATCAGATTCTCTTTTCATTCAAGCTATCAATAATGCCACAGCAACTATCACATCTATTGATCATGGATTAAATGAGAATGACTACATAGTGATTACTGGATGCATGGGAGTTACTGCATTAAATGGAAAGATATTTTCAGTTCAAAATATTACTCAGAATACTTTTGATCTAAATTCATCCGATCCAATAAATATAGGATCCGGAATTTATATAGGTGGCGGACTTATTAAACGGATGTATGTTCCATTTATTCAAACAAAGCAGTTTCCTGCCTTTTGGAACTCAGCAAGAAAGACTAGAATTGGTGTTCAACGTTATTTATTTACTACAACTCGAGCCGGAAAAGTTCAATTATTGATCTATTTAAGTCAAAGTTCGGATGAGTCCTTCAACGGAGGGCCTATTTTTCCAGCAAGAAATAGTAAAAATGATTCTCTCATATATAGTACTACGCTTTACACATGTCCAGAAAGTACAAATCTAGGTTTAACACCTGCAAATGTAAGCTTGATGATGATTTCAGACGACCAAGGCGCTAGCCCTCAATCTCAAATCTGGCATAGACTAAATACATCATTAATTGGAGACACAGTCCAGCTTGGATTTACCATGTCAGATGAACAGATGAGAGATATTAATTTTACGAATCAATTCGTTGAGATTGAATTACACGGATTTACGTTAGACGTGTATCCATCACAAATGCTATGCTAAGGTATTATGTCAGCTAATATTGCAAATCAAATGCCCTACTTAAGAACTTCAAGAAGTTTTAAGGAAGACATTACTCAGATATCAGTTGAATTGAATAAAGCCTATTTAGATACTGCTAATGTAGTAAACGCAAGAACAATTGGACTTTTTGCAACCAATAAAGCTTCCATAAATGGCGAAGAATGGTTTATCGATAGCGGTAAAAAGCGTCAAGGTTTTAGACAAGCTTATGTTTTTACAGGTGTTGGATCTGTGCCACATGGATTAAATTTCAGTGATATCTATTCGTTTACTAGATGTTATGGCGAATTTACTGATGGTGCAAATTGGTATGGGACAATAAGCGGTTCAAATGTTGCTATTGCTGGACAGATTTCCTTTTACGTGGATCCTACTAATATTGTGATACTTGACGGTGGGGGGACCCCTGCAATTGTCAACGGTATTCTTGTTCTGGAATGGTTATCTAATGTATAATCAAGAAAAAAATAGGTGATATATGACAATGCCACCCGGCGCATATTCTTCAAGCGGTTCTTATTCAAACGCACCCGCTCAAACTAGAGAGCAGGATCCAGAAGGATACAGCTCTTATAAATTGAACAATTACACTGATCAACAAATGCAATTGCATGGTCAACAGTTTGGGCAGGTAGCACCGAATAGTTATCTTTCAAGATTGGCAGCGGGTGATCCTAACGAGTTTGCAGCAATGGAAAAGCCAGCATTACAGCAATTTAATGCATTGCAAGGAAACATTGCGTCTAGATTTAGCGGTATGGGAATGGGTGCAAGAAATAGTAGTGGATTTCAGAATAGTATGAATTCGGCAGCTCAAGATTTTGCAGGTCAACTTCAATCTAATAGAGCAAAGATGCGTCAACAAGCTATTATGGATTTAATGGGATTGAGTAACCAGATACTTGGTCAAAAACCATATGAAAAAGGTCTTGTACAAGAGCCTCATGAAGAACAAGGTAAAGCTCTTGGAGGATGGGGTAGTGTTATTGGCGGTGTTGGGGGTGGTATTGCTGGCATGTATATGGGTAATCCTATGTTAGGAGCATCATTAGGTTCTACTGCACTTTCAGGTTTATAGGAGGTAAAAAATGGTTCAAATAATAGCAGCTAATCCAAAACCTAGAAAAAGATCTTTTGGAGAACAGTTAAGCGAAGGCTTGCAAAAAGCTCTTCCAATGGCCCAACAATACTATGATCAGTACAAAGAAAATGAAGCCTTAAAAGAGCGTGGAATTGATTTATCAGGAATAACTGATCCAAATACACGATCACAGATTTTATCCCAAGAGCTTCAGCAAGGACGAAAGCAAAAGACAGCAGAAGCATCTATTGGCGCACAAGATCAAGGTCAAGGATTATATCAGAAAAAAGAAATGCCTGAATTTCAAACAGGCATAAAGAAAACACCTGTTGATTTAGGTGAAATAGTCGATCGTCGACAAGATAAAGGCAATATACCTCAAGTTGCATCGAGTGGACAAAAAGTTCCTGTGTTAGATCCCAATCAGTTAAAACAAGCAGCAATACAAAAAGCTCGCTTTCTAACTGAAAGCGGAGTGCCAACAACAGTTGAACAGACCTATCCACAATTGCAAGCTGAAAATAACGAAGCAATCAATCATAATACACTAGTGGATACAGAAAATTTAAACAAAGCTAAAGCTGAAGAAGCTTACGGAAACAAAGCTGTTGAAATTTTTAAGAGAGTCTATGAAAATCCAAGCGTTGAGCAAGAAGCTCTTTTTAAACGAAAAGGGATAGAAGCAGCTAAATCCGGAGCAGATCAAGCAGAAATAGAAGCCACGATGGCAAAGGAAGCTGTAAAATATAAGAATACAATTGCAGCAGTAAAGAAATCATTAGGGCCTGAAAGGTTAGGATCGACACAATCAGCTTTGGGAGAATCTAGAGATTCAGAAAAAAAAATATTAGATTTACGATTGAAATTAGATCCTTTATTGAAAGAAGGTCAATTCGATACAGCTAGAAATTTATTAAGCGAGCTTGGCTATGGACTTGAAGAAAGAGAGTCTATAGTGTCTAGTCTACCCGAAGGATCAATGAAAGCTTTGGCTGAATTTCCTGTATTACAAGTAAAAGAACCTCCTCATTTAAAATCTGGAAGGTTTGGGCCAACAACAAAAACTCTTGAAGCTAGAGCTAAACCTAATCTTACTGCGGAACAAAAAGAATTAGTCAATAAATCAGTTAGTGATATTCTTAAGAAAGATCCTTCAGCAAATTTAATTCTTTTAAGAAAAGGGTATGGCCCTAAAAATGTTGATTGGCAAGACTTTAAAGATGCAATTAACTATTCTATAATAGAAGGTGGATTTGTATTAAATGATGATCAATTCAAGCATCTTAAATATTTAGATGAACCTCCGTTAAATGCGTTAGATTCGATTCTTCATGGTTTTAATCTCATAGGTAAATAATGGCATCAGCATTATTTAATGCAATAGGTAGAGGATATAGTGCTAGATCGATTCTTAATGGGATCGGTCGCAAATTCCCTGAACAAGCAAATAATATTGCTAATGCTTATTATGTAGGATATACGGCAGAACAAATCCTTAGCCGAATTGCTAGTAAGAAAGACAAAAAGAATTACGATCCTGACGATTTTCTGACAGACTATGAAAAGACAATGAAGCGAGAAGATGAACAAAAGACTCAAGCCTTAATGAAAGCTGTTGCTATCGCTGGTACTGCTGGTGCTGTAGCTGCTGGTGCATATCAATTATACAAACGAAATCTTCCTGTCAGGCCCGAAATATTGCCTGCACTACCAAAACAAAAACAACTAGGTGCACCTCAACAACAACTGGCATTACCTCCTCCCGGAGTTCCTCGCCAATCACCACCACAGCCTAATCAACCACGGCCACAACCTCAAACTCCAATGATGCCACCGATGGGAATGCAACGTGCTAATCAAAGCCAACCTTCACCACAATCACCTCAAATGCCTCCTTCCGCACCCGTGCAAGATATTCAAAAGAGCGTTGATTTAGTAAGGAATTTACGTGAAAGTTCTCGATTTGAAAATATTATCGGTGCTGGATATGACGAAAACACAACTGAACTTATCTTACGAAAAACAGTCCCAAAAGAGTTATTACATACTATTGATCAATCTGAAGGGGGACTTAATAAGGTCATGAATGACTACAAGAAATTCATGACTGAAACACAACAAAACCAACAACAGAAAGAAGATCAGCAAGAAAGTAATTTTCAAGCTCCTATAGTTTCTCCGCCAGAACGTGCAGAGTTGAAAGAGTCGATTACTCCTACTGAAATAATGAATAACGATGTGATGAAACAACCTACTCAACAGGTTCCTCAAGTTCAACAGGAACCATTTAAGAAAATGGATATTAGGGGAGATCAATCCGTATCAATTCCACTTGAAGCTACGAAAAAATTAGCAATGACCTCAAATGGAAAGATAGGAGAAGTCGAGTCAGTTAAGAATAATGTAGCTACAATGAAAATAGATGGTGCTACACGAAAAGAGAAAGAAAATTCTATTGTCCAAGAGCCTGAGGGAATTGAAACAGCAGTTCGAGAAATAATTAATAGCATACCTGAATACATGAAATCAACTGCACTGCAAAGTATGGTACACATTCCCGGATCAGATTTATTACTCACTCAGTTTTATGATGGTAAATGGGCTTGGTATATGGGAGTCCCTGAAGAAACTTATAAGAGTATCGCTTTAGGAACATATGAGCCAAAAGGCCAAGGCACTACAGGAATCGCAGAATATAAACCCGGCGTTGCAGATTCAAGGGGAGCAGGATTTCATACAGAAATCAAAATGAACCCTAAATTCTCTAAAGAAAATCAAGATAAAACGTGGGGATATGCCTCAAATGAATATTCCCTTTTAAACCATATTCAAAATGCTATTCATAAAATATCAAAGGAAAGATACGATGAATCCGGTAACCTCATCCAACCCAAAGCCAGAAAAAAATCAAAACCTTAAAGAAGCTGTGAATACTTTAAAGTTTTTTAATTATAGAGTGAGAGAAGAGTTAAAGAATAGACCAAAGAAAAGCGTTCCTACTTCTTCTCAATAATATTTCTTAAATCAAAGGCCATCATCCGCTCTAATTCAGATTCGAATATTCTATAAGAAGCCTTTTTTCCTGTTCCTACTCTGCAAGCATGTATTCTTCCATATTCTATAGCACGCCTTACTGTAATGGGATGAACCCTAAGTAAGGCTGCGAATTCTTTAACTGTAAGTAATTTGTTCTTCATGTTCTCATAGTTCCATCATTCTCTAATTTGTACAAGATGAATATTGCACCTTATCTGCATATGGACGACATTGAAAGAAAAAACTCTTTACAATAGGTAATCTATGCCACAAGTTTACGGCCTCGGGGGATTAGTCACAGTTGACGCAGGTTCGATTATATCAGACGGTGCACCATCAGCTAATTTACGGGGAAATATTGGACAACAATATTTTGATTCATCTACTATTCCTTACACAGAATATATTTATAATGGTTCTACTTGGGTAACAGGCGGTAATGCTTACGCTACTACTACTACGCCGGGTATTGTCACGCTTTCTTCCAGTATTGCAACAGACGCATCATCATTAACTCTTGTTCCACCAGTTAAATTAATCAAAGATTATGTGGATGGCGTTGTTGTAGCTGGTGCCCCAGTATCAACAACAATCACGGCAGGTATTGGCCAATTAGCTACAGATGCTGAAGCTGTTGCAGGTACTGCATCAACTCCAATCTTAGCATTATTTGTGACTCCATCAAATCTAGCAGCAGTTTTTGCAGCGGCTCCAGCTATTGGAGGAACAACCCCAGCAGCCGGATCATTCACAACACTTGCAGCTAGCGGACTTGCTTCATTAAGTGGAAGTGCTACGATTACTACAGGAGCTACAGCGCTAAACCTTGCTTCAGATGCATCAACAGGTGCAGTTAACATTGGAACAGGCGCAGGAGCAAGAACAATTACAATCGGTAACGTTACTGGCGCTACAGCAGTCAATGTTAATACAGGCACAGGATCATTTACCGTGACGAGTACAGGTGCAGGAGATATCGTTCTAAACTCAGCAGATACAGTTTTGATTGATTCTGCTGGAGTACTTGAATTGAATTCTTCTGCTGGAGTTATCGGAATTGGAAATGATGCAGTTGCTCAAAATATTAATATAGGTACAGGTGCGGCGGCTCGAACATTGACCTTAGGGAATAGCTCAGGAGCTACCACAATCACTCTAAATGCTGGTACAGGTGGTGTTAACGTAGGCACAAATGCTATTGCTCATACAGTCACAATCGGAAATCAAACAGGCGCAACTAGTGTAATAGTAGATTCAGGAACAGGACCTATCAATATTGGAACAGCGATTGCAAAAACTATTACGATCGGTAACGTTACTGGAGCTACCGGAATTGTAGAGAGAGTAGGAACAGGAAACTATAGTTTAGATGGTGTGACTAACTCAACATATAATGTTGGAGCTAGTACAACTACAGGGTCTATAACGATTGGCGGAACTGCTCAAACAGGTGATATTGTTCTAGGTTCATCTAGCGGAACTAATGCCGTGAAAATCATGAATGGATCAGGGGCTGGAACATTAAGTCTTGGAGTTGTTCAAGTTGCAGGTGCCATTAATATGGGTACTGCGATGACTACAGGAACTATAACATTAGGAGGAACAGGACTACAAACAGGAACTATTTCGATAGCTCCCGGAACAGGTGCTCAGACTCTTAATATAGCCACTGGTGGAACTGGAGTAAAAACTGTAAATATAGCCACTGGAGCAATTGGAAATATTGTAACCATTGGAACTGTTTCTGCTGCTGCGTCACTTTCTTTATTAGTTGGCACAGGAAACTTTAGCCTTGATGGTAATGCTGCAAGCACATATGCAATTGGAGCGAGTACAACTACAGGTACAATTACTATTGGCGGAACTGCTCAAACAGGAACCATTACTCTAGGAAGTTCTTCAGGAACTAATATAGTAGCAATAGGCGCTGGAGCAGGTGCTACAACTGTTAATATCGCTGGAGGAGCAACTAATGCTAAGGCTGTGAATATAGCTACAGGTGCAGTTGCTAACGTAGTGACAATCGGAAGTGTAACAGGAGCGGCTAGCATTAGCATGTTAGTTGGCACAGGAAACTTTAGCTTAGATGGAGCTGCTACAAGTAACTATACTTTTGCGCCTTCAGTTACTTCAGGAACGATTAACTTCGGTGGAACTGGTGCTAATACAGGCACAGCAACAATTCTAGGCGGAACTGGAGCACAAACAATAAATGTGGCTGCTTCTACAGGCGTAAAAACTTTGAATATAGCTACTGGCGCTGCTGCTAACGTAATTACGATAGGAACAACCAATACAACCTCAGCACTAACTTTACAAGCTGGATCTGGTAATGTAAGCGTAACAGGAACTAACCTAAAAATTGCCACAACAGGAAAAGGACTTCAAATTAAAGCAGGTGTCGTAACTGACATGTGTGGTACTGGAGTTTTGACAGCAGGAACACAAACAATATTGAATACAAATATTGCAACTGGTGACCAGATATATATCACCCGTGTCGGTGTAGCTGCATCAACAGCATTAGGAATGTTCACCTATACAATAAGTAACGGTGTTTCATTCACAGTAACTAGCATGGGAGTGACAACAGGAACAATTTTAGTTGCTGATGTGAGCACATACTCTTACTTCATAGTCCGACCTGTATAATTTCTGGTAAATTTTTAATAAAGGGTGTATAGATTATATAAATTTATACACCCTCAGATATAGGTAAAAACATGTTTCAAACATTAGCAAAATTCGAAGTTATCATCGAAAACAAAGTTTACCATTTTTTATGCGATCCAAATTCATCTATTGATCATGTAAAAGAGGCTCTTTTTCAAGTGCAAAAAGCAGTCGCAACACTTGAAGATCAAATTAAATCAGCCCAAGAAAAAGCTAAAAAAGATCAAGAAGAGGCAAATCCTTCACAAGAAATTGTTTCAGGAGAATTACCATCACAAGACAATTCAGAGGTACTAAATGAGCAATAGCCCACTCGATCAAAGGCTTGCATTTGACGCTGAAATGAGTATTTCAGCTCCATTTACTGGAACATCGCAATTGCTTGGGATTTTACAAAATAATCCTGTCATTCTGTTGGTAAAAAATCAATCTACAGTTTCAGCCTTTTTTGCTGATAATCCCGGTTCAGTTAATGGCACTACGATGGCAGCAGGAGAAGAATTTGTGCTTGATTGTAGATCTAATAAGGGTAACGCTTGTAATATGGGTTTTGGTGCAGGAGTTGGGTTTTATGTTACTGGAACGGCAGGAACAGGAGTCTTTAAAGTCTCAATCTTGTATGCGAGATAAAATATGAGCCAAATTTTCGTTCCATTTTCAGGTTCAACATCTCCTAGCAATGTACCAACTTCATTTGTGACTGATAACGGAACAGCTATTCCATTAGCTAATGTTTTGAATGTTTTAGGAGCTTCAGGAACCGTAACTTCTGGATCTGGAAATACTGTAACTGTCACAAGTACAGCAAATGGAAATGTATTTGCTCTTGTTTCGCCAATCATTAACTTTAAAATAGTTACTGTTACTACTTTATTTAGTATTCCTATAGGATTTAGATTTGCTCCTGTTTTTACTCAGATGATTTGTGAAAGTGCCACTGCTGCAAACATAAATGGAAATTTTTCAGTTGGTTGGACTCCTGCTACATATAGTGATTATATTGCTAGTAATAGTTTTGGTCCTAATGTAGCAAATATGTCCGAACTTTATCAAACTGGATCAACTCCTGTAACTCTTTTTCCATCTAACACAGATATTAAGATAAACGTAACTTCTGCAGACACTGGAACAGCTTTAACAGGAAGAATTGTAATTTATGGAATTTACATTTGAGAGGTATACATGAGTCAAATTTTTGTTCCAATGTCATCTGGAAATATCCCCGTTCAGATACCCATAAATTTTAATGTAGATCTGAACGAACCATTTACCCCAGCATTATTAGCAGCTTCTGGAACCGTCAACGCTGTAACTAATAATATTAGAATAGGTGGGACTAATGGAATTCAAACGATTCAAAACGGTACTCTTGGTGATTTAATTATTGGATTTGTTGAGGCATCTGGAACTACAGTCGGAGCTACTACAGCTAGCTTGTCAATCACTGTTCCTTTGAACTCAGTAGAAACATATCAAATCATTGTAAGTGGTCTTGCTGATAATAACGACGGAGTTGGGGCATACGGTACAGCCGTATGCAAAAACATAGCTGGTGTTGCAAGTATAGTCGGAACTGCTGATTTGATCGTTAACAGAGATGCATCTCTAGCAGGTACAAACGTAACGACCGGAGTATCCGGAAATCAATTTCTAGTTACTGTTTTGGGTGTAGCTGGAAGAACTATTAATTGGAATATAGCCCTTCCGGGCATTGTGGGTACATAATGGCAGGCATAGTAAATGATGTTCTTTATGCGTTAAATTCAGATTTTACAGGTGGAAATAGCTTGCTTGCATCTGAAAGTAATGGATTAGTTACAAACGGCAAGATGTGGATAGGAAGTACTGCTGTTAATTCAGGTGGTACGCATATCAATGTTGGATCTATTACATCTCCAAGCGGTACTGTAACGATAGGATATTCATCTCCAAATATCACACTTGATGTATCAGGTGCAGCAGTAACGGAAACTCTGACAGGAAATAGCGGAGGTGCATTATCTCCCACTGCTGGAAATTTCAATATACTGGGTACGGGTAGTACGACAGTTGCAGGTTCCGGAAGCACATTAACTGCACAGTTAACGGGTTTAACGAATCATGCACTTTTAGTGGGTGCTGGCACCGCAACAATTACTAAACTTGGATTAGGATCAGCTGGCCAGGTACTTCAGTCTGGTGGAGCAGCTGCCGATCCAGTATATAGCACAGCAACTTATCCATCTGCAACTGTTGGCACAGGTAAAATTTTGTATGATAATGGTACAAATTATGTTACTTCCGTTCCAACTTTTCCAACTTCTGCCAGTGCCACATCTAGAAAAATGACTGTTTCAGATGGTACAAATTGGGTAGCTAGTACTGAAACTTGGGCAGTGCCTGGCACGAGTGGAAATGTTTTGACAAGTGATGGAACTAATTGGACGGCTGTTCCAGGTGTTCAAATGGCAACGGTTACGTTGACATCAGCACAAATCAAAGCTCTCCATGGAACTCCTATACAAATAGTAGCAGCACCTGGAGCTGGAAAAGTAATATGTGTTCTCGCAGCAATATATTGCAATTTTATCTATGGAGGAACTAACGTATTTGTGGCAGGAGCTTCACAAGATATTGCTTTATGGTATGGAACTACTACAAAAGTTTCAACTACAGGTCTTGTTTTTAATGCTACATTAACAGGAACCACATCTCTTATTTCAACAGGAAATATATCTTCTAATGCAAGTATAACTCTAGCAAGTTTTGAAAATTTAGCTATAAATGCATACAATTCAGTGGTCACAGAAATATCAGGAAATGCAGCAAATAATAATACTGTTACAATGACATTTGCTTATTATATAGCTACACTGTAAGAGGCAAAAAATGTCAAAAGGCAAAGAAAAAAAAATCGTAAAAAAAGTTTTAAGTCACATCAAAAAAGACGACAAAGAATTTAGAAAGCAAATTGATGATGACAAGAAGCTAATAAAAACGCTAAAAAAAGTAGGAAAGAAATGAAAGGCAAAGAAACTCGCAAAAAAACTGCAATGATTCATCCGGATAAGCTAGGCGCAGGAGCAGCAAAAAGAGAAGCATTACCTGCGAAAGAGAAAATTGCAGTCGTCGAAGGCGAATTTAAGCGTGGAACATTGCATAGCGGTTCAGGCGCAAAAGTAACTAATCCTAAACAAGCAATTGCTATTGGTCTTTCAGAGGCTCGAAAAGCTGGAGCAAAAATCCCAATAAAGAAAGGAAAATAGTCATGCATAAGAAAGAACATCATGAGAAAGAAGATAAGCATCATGAAAAAAAAGAACATCATAAAAAAGCTCATCATCATTTGACACACAAAGAAGAAGTTAAAGGTGGAGAGCATTCGCATGATGATCATAAGAAACATGCCATGCATCACCATAAAGAAATGTCTAAACACATTAGTGCTTTGCATAAAATGGCAAAAGCTGGTCATAAACACCACAAAGGAAAATAGTCATGCATAAGAAAGAACATGAACACAAAGAACATCATCACGAGAAAAAGCATCACGAGAAAGAGCATCATCACAAGATGGCTTTAAAAGCTAAGATTGCTACATCTCCTCATCATAAAGAAAAACACAAACATCATGAGAAATAAAGATGCACAAAAAAATCTTAGAAAAAGCTTCTAAAGCATTAGACAAAGATGCTAAGAAATATGAAACAAAAGCTAAACATGAAACTGGCAAAAAGAAAAAACATGAAATGATTGAGAAGCGTGAAGCTAAGTCAGCTGCAAAAGATATGAAAAAACGTGCTAAATCAGCTCACGAATATTGACACAA